ATTGGTGTGCTAAGAATCTTTGCTTTTCCTATAAAATTATTTCCATTTTCTTTAAGAGAAACAATTTTATGAGATACCCTGTCAAGATTGACAGTCGGGCCATCAGGATGACCCAACTCTCCAAGAGCTCTCCCCTTCTCAACAAAGTTTTCGTTGTATCTATTAACCTCACGCATTAACGTTTGTTTTGGATACATTCTACCATTACGATTTTTCATTTCACTTTGAAGGAATACTCCTTCAATGTACAGATTCTTCTTACCGTTGCGACTCTCAACAATAACTTCAACCTGTTCTATTTCTTCTCTGATAAGTTTCATTATGCTGCTCCTGTTGTTTGGACTTGTTGTGCGTATAATTTACCAGATCCTGTATCAGTTCTTGCAGCAACTGTTAAGGTTCTTCTCAATTGTCCTGCTGTCACAACTGCGTTATCAGAGTTAAGAGCTCGACTATCATGATCAATAGTTATTTTAGCACCAAACTGTGCAAACCCAATAGTTCTCTGTTCTTGAATTGAAACAACTTTTCCAGTTGTATTGAATCCTGTAACACCAGTGATACCAGAAACAGTTACAACATCATCCACTCTAAATGGATTACCCATTCCTTCTGGAAGTTCAATAACTGTTCCGTTTCCTTTTGTTATTGCACCAATTCCTATGCAACTAGCTCTACCTAAGTTTAAAGTAGCAGAAGATCCAGCTGGAACAAAATAATCAGATGTAGTAGCAGTTGCGGTTGTGCCAATTGCCACATGAACATTTTGTGCTGTCGGAACAACCCGAAGAGTGTCAGACTGAACTGTAAATTGAACTCTTGTTGATGATGTTCCTGTAGTAAGTGTTTGTGAATCGCCTACTGGTTGATGTGCCATTTACTCTTCCTCTTCGTATTCTTCATCATTATCAAGCTCACCAACTGTTTCTGATTCTGATTCTAAATCTTCCTCAGTTTCAACCTCATAACCTAGCATTGCATTTGCAACAGGAGGTTTAAGAGCTTGAACTCTCTCGCCAGCCTTTGCAAATAAAGCAGTTTTTATTGAATCACTAATTTCAGATGGAGATTCATCCGCAATTATCATGTTCATTAATTCATCCATTAGATAAAAATCCTATACCTATGTTTTATTTATATCTCGCCACCTTTAAGATCTGGCGTGCCAGGAGACTCAGGATCGTCAGTACTAGCTGTATCAATACTCTCTTTACCACCCTCTGTTTGAGTTTTACCTAGATTTTGTTTTGATGTGCGAGGTCTTTCTTGATTTGGTGTTTCCGCATCCACTAATTGTTGAACCATAGCTAGTTCTTGTTCGGATGGTGGAATAATACCATTTTGTTTTTCTAATCCAATTTTTATATTCTCATCTACAATTTCTTGATCAGTTTGACGTAATATCTTACGACGAATATAATCAACAGAGTAGTATTTTCCAATATAAGGATCAGCAGTTGCAACAAGTCCAAGTCTTTCTTGCATTAGTTCTGCCTCTTTTAATTCTGAAAAATGATTGTCATAGAGATAATCATATTGAATATGATCACTCATTTGTTCCCACTCTTCTGGAGTTACAACATTTTTAAGAATCAATTGAGTTTTAAGTATGTCGTGGAAAAGATTACTAAATCTCTTTCTCATTCTTCCAACAAACTTACTGAACTTAAGTTCATCTCTTAAAACTTCTGATGAACGACCTAAACTAAAACTTGCATTATCAGCCATGCGAGACTCAGGAACATTCAAAGATCTCAAAAGTTTCTTTTGGAAATACTCTACGTCTGTAAGTTCTCCTAAGTTTTGTCCGCCAGGCAATGTAGATATTTCAGTTCCACGACCACCCTCTCTTCTAGGAAGCCAGAAATCTTCCATCATTGACATGTATTTCTTATCATCACGAACTTCACCAGTCGCTGCATCGTAAGTTAATTTATTACGATATCTCGACATTACTTCACGAAGATATTGTTCTGCTTTTGCCTTTGGTAAGTTACCTACATCAATATAAAATATTCTTCTTTCTGGAGCTCTTGATAGTCTATAAATTACAAGACTATCTTCAATCATTCTTAATTGATTAAGTGCCTTGATTGCTTTTTGTAGATATGAAAGAACAGTATGTTTGTTACGATCTACTAAACCTGATGTGCAATATGCAATTGCATCTCTAGCAAATTTAATTGCATCCTTCTGTTGTCCTGTGACAGCAACAGATCCATATTGATTTTTTTGGTATGAATTAGGTGTATATATGAAATATTCTGTTAAGCCTGGAAACTCAGCATCTTTTGGATTTGCACCCTCTAAGCCTGGACGACTATTATTTGCATATTGTATTGCATTTGCACCACCTTTCTTTTTTTGTTCCCTTACATATTTGATTTTAAGTGCATCAATATATCTAAGTTCTTTAATTCCTTCTTCTGGTTTTTCTAAATCTATAACTTTGTGATAATATATTCTTCCATCTACATACCAATTACGAAATATTTCATGAGACTTCTTATCAAAGTCCAACATTTCTTTAATATATTGAAACTCTCCACGAATAATATCTTTAATTTGTTCTCCTACTTGGAGATTTTGAAGATCAATTTGAATCGGTGAATCATTTTGATCAGCAACTATCGCTTCAATTAATATGTCCTCTATCGCAGAATCAACTTCTGGATGTAAAGCCATCTCACGATATCTACGAATTAAATCGTATTCTGTTTTAAATACACCTTCTACATCTAAATATTGACCATAAAATCCAGACGACAAAAAGTAGTCTGCACCGTCCTCATTATTTCTGGGGACAGGTGAGACCACTGTGTCTGACGGTTTCTTATAAGAATCGTCAATTGAGAAACCAAAAAGTTGTGCCATTGTATAATTATACCTTTACTGGTATTTATATTATATCCTAAACTGCAATAATAATCAACTTAAAGATTACCTAGTGGAGAAACTACTTCATAGAATAGGTAGTTGAATGTGACTTGGAATTCTTCAATCTGATCAGTTGCACCGAAGTCAAGAGGAATAGAACTTACAGTATTAGGATAAATTCCCTCAAACTTGTATGTTCTTAAAGTTTTTTCTGGATCGCCAGGATTAGATCCCTCTCTACTTAATTGGAAAACTCTTGCAGATTTTTGATAAACTTCTGGGTTAATTGTACCCTGAGCTGTTTGTAAATCATTGATTGAGTTACTCCACTTCTCCATTGCATCCCTAATAATGAAATCAGTATCATTAATTACGGTCACTGTCCAAGGATCAAAGGTACGATCTCCAGCAACAGGAAGAACACGACCTCGATATGGAACAGGAATGTTACCTAAATTTGAAGCTGGTATCTCAGCAGCCTTTACTAGGAATGGAACTTTATCTGTTACTAGATTAGAATCTATTCCTAACTCGTCTGGAAAAGCAATTTCAACTTCAAATAAATTAGCTCTTGCACCACCACCAGTCAATCTTGATCGAAACTCTGTTATGTTTCTTTGATTAAACGTGTTTGCCATTTTCTTTTTTAACTCCTTTGGTTATTTAGTTGGGATTTAATTAAACTCGACCAACGACTTCAGAGAAGCTAACTCCTGTTCTAGTCGCAACGAATGTAAGACCGATGAAGTTAATAGAACGAGCAGGCTTGATAAAGATATCTGCCTTAAATTCATTCGCATCAATCACATCAGGTGTGTTGTTTGTTTCATCACAAATTACTATGAAGTCTGATAAACCTCTTTTTGCTTGAACCCCACGAAGGAATGGTTCAACAATATTACGGAAGTTTGCTCTCGTAATATCATCGTTGAATTCAAAGAGTTGAGTTCTTGCAGCAATCTCGATTCTTGCCTCTAGATTTAAGAACAAACGACGTACGTTAATTCTGTCAAATGCAGATGCGATTGCAAGTCCTGTCTTATCACCAAATAAGAGGAATCCACCGCCAGGTGAGAAGATCACTGGGTTGATTCTCTTCACATATAAAGCATCTCTTTGTACTTTATTTGGATTGTATGCTAACTTAACTGTGTTAAGTATGTTTCCTCTTTGAGGGCCAGCGGGTGAGAACCAAGGGAACTGTTCCTCAGATGTTCTTGCCATCAATCCAGCAATATCACCATTTAGTGGCATAAACTGGAACTTATTATTGAATCTATCGAACTGGTACTTGTAACCAGAATCAAAGACTGCGAATGATGATGATGTAATTGGATCATAGAATCGAATTACATTGTCTGTTTGTGTGGATGCCTTTGTGACATTTACAACTGTTTCTCTGTTTGGAGAAATAACTGCAAGACAATCTTTTCTCTGTTCTGCAATCGCAATTAATTTATTTGCTTTTGCTTGTGATTCCTGTTCGTTACCTACGATGCCAGGCCCTTGAAGTAAGAAGTTAATTGCATATTCTGCTTCGTTCTCAAAGATTTCATAACCACCCATGATTGAACCAAGAGAACAAGAGTAACCACCCTCTGTACTCACTCCAGAGTAATCTTTACCACCTTGTAGTTCGTAAAGTATGTTACCACCAAAGTTAAAGGTTACATCCTGTGCATCCTGACTCCAAAGATTTTCAACAGCTGATGTTGAAGTAAATACGGTTTGAATACCAGATGCGATTGATCCATTACCTGTTGAAACTCCAACAAAGATGTTGTCTGAGTTCTCAGAGATAAAGTCTTTATAATAAATCGCAGAACCGAATGAGTTCTTCGCATCATCTGCCTTGGATAAGAAAGCAAACTTTTCAAGAATTGCACCTTGTTGTCCAGTTATTTTTCCACTATCATCAACAACTACAACGTGAAGTTCATCGTTTTTACTGTTTCTTGCAGCAGCGTATCCACTTGTGCCTGGTTTTTCAGCAATCTCTTTCCACGCTAATGCACCATTTTTTAATTGAATGAATTGACTATCATACCAGTCTGCGATTGTTGAAACTGTCAATGCAGTTTGAATTCCAGCTGATGGGTTAGCAATTGTTGAACTGCTATTTGATATTTGAATACCAGTGCCAGGCAATCTATTACCAGATGCACCACCAGTAGTTGATGTTGCAGTACCTACACTAAATTGGAATTTACCATTTTCTGTATAAGTTACAGGGAAGATTGTTCCAGCGGCAGAAACACGATTTACAACTTTAACGTCAATTGTGCTATTTCCAACACCAGTAATGACACCTTGTAAATATCCGTCTAATTCACCAGTTGTTCCAACACCTACAAATGAACCACTAATTGCTTGAGTAACAGCGAATCCAACTTGAACTTTTCCAGTAACGTCTCCTGTTACACCTGTTAAATCAGGATCGTATGTAAGAATTTGATCGGCAGCACCATCAATGTATGCAACTTTTAATCCGTTTGCATAACTGCCTGGGTTTCTTGCAGCTAATCTAAATGAAGTATTATCCTCAAAATTATTTTGATAATCATCAAAAGATTTTATTTTAAGACTTGATGTTGATGCAACACCTACAGCACCAACGTTTGCATTGTTTAAATTTGCACCGTCTGCTCTAACGACTCTTAATACACCACCATACTGTAAATAGTTTGATGCAGAATACCAATATTCATACTGTCTATCATTATTAAATGGTTTTCCAAAAAGATCGATCATATCTTGCTCATTTTCAATAAGCAAAGGTTCTAGTACAGGGCCTCTTTCAAAGGGGCCTACTATTGCACCTGTCTGATCACTTATGGAGTCAATTCTCCCAACCGTAAGATCAACTTCCCTGACCTTAACGCCTGGAGATACTAAACCTATGCCAGCCATGTTTTTCTCCGAAGTTCCACGTTGTTTTACTAAATTTATTTATGAATTGCTACCTCTCTAAATGGGGAAACCTGACGCAAACACTACCAATCAGGATATATATCTGATTTTTCTCTCTTCTTTCTTCTCTCAGAAACTTTTTTTGTAAAACATTTCTTGCACTCATAAGCATATGCTGATGGTACATTTCCTCGATCTTTTCTTGTTTTATAAAAGTCAGTAATTAATTCTTTTGTTTTACCACATACCTTACATGTTCTCTGTTGAAAGAGTAAGTGTTCTAATTCAAAAGAATCCTCTAGTTTCATTCTTCAATATCAAAATGCCATTTGATTTGTTTAATATAATCAAATGTATCTGACATATAAGTTCTATCATTTGTTGCATACTTTCTATTGCATAGAAATGTTTTGAGTTCATCAATAGAAATAAAAGATCCTTGATGCACATGATGTTCGTTGTAAAGATGATACTTCATTACCTGTAATTCCACATATAGTCCATGTCCATACCACCACCTTTATCACCATACTCATCAACATGCCAACGATCACCATCAGCATCTACAAAACTTTCCTCTTCTGTTCCATCTACAATAAAACCAAAGGGTGACATGTCTTGTTCAATTTGATCTCTTTGATCCTCGTATATTCTTTTACGAACATCTTGATCAGTCAGTTCTTTAAAATAATCCTGTGCAACTAACCATGCATATATTACAAGACACATAGCGAGGTCATCATTACATCCCTCTTCTGCTTCAAAGGAGTTACTTTTTTGAATAAAAGTAGTAAGTTCTGATATTATATCATAATCATTGAATATTAACTTCTCATCTTCAATTAAAGTTTTTAAATTAGAACATCCAACTTTCTTTACAGTCTTGGACATCTTGACACCTAACTGTGTTTTCTTGCCTGAAAATCCTTGTCCAACAATTTGACCAGCACGACCTCTCATTGAACACAGTAATAGATTATCATACTCTAAATCATATTGAATAATACTTGCAACCTGATCTCCGATATCATTTACCTCACATAGAATAAATGCATTATTATATGCCTTTGCAATATCTACAATAATACTTGGAAACAACATCGGTTTAATTTCATTGTTCCGATACTTTCCAATAATTTTATGTGGGAAGGTTGTGATATCTGTAATTACAAATGCAGAGTAATCAATACCAACACCACGAGCCACATCAACTGTAAGCACATAATCATGATTTTTGATTGGTTCAAAGTAAATATCTAAACCAGCATTCTTCTTAATTGGTTCGTCATATACTAATGTTTTTAATTTTGAGGAACTAATTAAAGTATCAACAGATCCTAGAAATTCACACTCAAACTCAACACGAAACTGTTGTTCTGATGTGTTTGCAATTGTTTGTTCTTTCCAAACAGAATCTCTGCCTGGAACTTCAGACCAATGAACTTCTGTTGGAATATATTCATTCTTATTTCTTTCAGCATCATGCCACATTCGGTAGAAATGATTCATACCTCGTGGTGTGGATACAATTATAACCTTTGTTTTTTGACCAGAAGATATAGTAGGATAAACAGAGGCAAAGAATTGATCAGCAATGTGATTCGGGATAAAAGCGAACTCGTCGAGAAAGATGACATTATAGGAACCGCCTCGGACAGCAGATGCAGACGTAGATGCAGCGAGAATTTTTGATCCATTTTCTAACTCCAATGATCCTTTGTTCCAGACAAGAACACCCTGTTGCATCCATTTAGGTAAGTTCTCATATGCAAGTTGTAATCTTCCTAGAAGATCTCGGGCAGTAGAGGCTTTGTTTGCCAGTATAGCAATATTAACGTTATCATTAAAAACTGCATAATGTAAGAGATAAGATACAACTGTAGTGGATTTACCCGTCTGCCGAGGCATCTTACAGATGTTAAAACGGTTTTCATGGAAATTTCGTACTAATTTTTCTTGAAATGGATAAAGATTAAAATTAACCAAACCCTCATCAAGAGATACTATTTGAATATAATTCTTTGCAAAATAAACTGGATCGTCCTTACACTTAATGAATTCCTCAATTTGTTCCTGAGTAAATTCAACTTTGACGTTCGCTTTCTTTAGATTGGGATTACCAAGATATACAGTATCAGACATAATAAATTAAATTAAAAATTAATCTTCATCATCAGGTTTTTTTGGATTGGAAAATGATCCTCCACCCATACCTATATCTAGGGGATTACTTTTGTCCAATCTTCTACTTCTTAATCTAATATTTCTTTCTGCTGTTTTTTTATCTGGTGCATTTGCATATTCAGTATCTCTTATTATTTTATGAGCATTACCAAAATCCATCACACCTACTTTTTGTCCAATTTTTTTAACAAATCCTTGTTCTGACATAAATTGTTTGAATGTTTTCATCAGCACTTCCACCTCCTTCTTGCTTGTCTTAGTCGGCTGTTAGGATCTTTTGCAGCCTTTGGAAACTTCTTCATCTGCCCTGCACTTCTAGCACAGTAACTCTTTCTTCTCTTCGCATCCTTAGAACCTTTTTTGACTTTACCAGTCACAGCAGTCTTTAACTTAGAGCCAGGATTACGACGACGATATGCAGCAACACCTTTTGCAGTCATACCAGCACCACTCTTAGT